AAGTTGCAGATTTTATTTTATCAATCTGAGTAGAGTACGGAGTAAGAGTAGCTGTACCAAGTTCGATATTTGACGAATCGTATTTATTCGCAAGAAGTGCATCAACCTCTGTTGCGGAATAAGACTTTGGCGGTGCGTCGCCAGATTTAGCAGTGGGTACATACAGTAAGCGACCGCCGACAACCCGACTACGGTAACCGACATAGTCAGTACAACGCCAATTGAAAACGCCCGCCTGACTGGTATTACACCAATAACCGCCCAATCGAGCAATACGGTAACCGTTCAAATTTGATGCGGCAGGGAAGTAGTCGCCAACAGGAAGTGAATTTGTTCCACCGACTTCTGACGGCATTAACAGCCAATCATATTCCTCTGAGCCGTAGCCCATAGCTTTGATATAGCCACTTACATTTGCAAGGGTAAAACCGACAGGGGCATAATTACCAGAATGTGTTGATTCACTAAATGTAAAGTCTTTCGCAATATAGGGCTGACCGCCATTCATTGTTCCGTCACCCCAAATATTGATGCCCTGAATGTGTTTCCATATGTTGCCCCAAGGATTTTCCACTCCTCTATAAGACACAGAAGTTTTCCCATCTGCTGTTTCAGTAGTTTGAATACCGCCTTTTTCGTTAATAGTTTCTTTTGCCTGACCTGTGCCATTTCCGAGGTCAGCAGTTGAGCCTGTCAAACTTGAGCAGTTATATGATGTGTTATCGGCGATGCTAACAACACTCAGTCCGATGCCTTTCTGCGTGCCCATTGTGCCGAGCTCAATTATCATCAGAAGTTGATTTGCACTTATTGCCTCGATTGTTTCGAGGTGCCAGCCTGCACCCCTGTTCTGTGCCATCAGTTCAAGGTTTACCTTAGTTCCGATTCCTTGTCTGAATCCGCTGATAGGTTTCTTCCCTGCAACCGAGCAGAGCAAATCACCGTCCTCATAAGTGATAGATTCATTGACATTATCGTTGACATAGGCTTTAGCGGAAACATCATACATACTTCCCTCATCAGCCGAAAACAGAATATAATTAATCGCATTGCCGTTTTCGTCATAGAACGCAGGGTGCAGTTTAAAACCTGTCTTTGGTTTTGAACTCACATAGTAGTTCGCTTTTCGCAAATGATAGCCGATACCTGAATCGGTGTTTTTTTCTAATTTGAGTGGCACAACCTTATAATAAAACGCTGGCTGATAAACCATTACCTGCCCATTACTGCCGTCTTCCGTATAGCCTTCGTCACCGTAGTATGCCGTGATTGTTCCGTCATCCAACACGTTACATCTTCTTCTGCCGCCGTACATTGTAAATTTATCAAAATCTGAGTTTGCCGACAGTCCGACTGCGCCTGCCAGTCGAGTGAATGTTTTGTTTTCAAAATCCACCTGCAAACCAAGAATATCGCTGTCTGTGTATCCGATATATGCCTTAACATCGTCAACATCTGCCTTATCTGCTTTTTCACCGAGCGAATTATCGGTTTCAGTCTTATCGGCTTTTGTAAGAAGAGAATTGTAAACCGTACCGCTTGTCAGATAACACGGGCTATTATTTTTGGGTTCACTGTCAAACGGCATTGAATTGAGCTTTTGGGCAAGTTTTTGGTCTGTTTTTTCCTTCGTATATGCGTCCGTAATTCCGTACCCTGCGAGTGTAGTTGACTTATCGGCTTTTTTCGCAAGACTATTACTCACATCGGTTGTATTAGCCTTATTTTTCAGCGTCGTCTCAGCGCTCTGCAAACGGGAGTTAATTGAATCAACTTCGCTTTTGTTTGCTTTTTTTGTAAGATTTGTGTCAACCGTATCAAGCCTTGCTCCAAGCGAATTATGACCGCCTCTTGCTGTGGTTATTTCGGTTTCAAGTGCAATTGCTCCGTTTGTAGCCCGTTCAATTCCCTCGTCCATATGGTTGAGGTTGTCGGCATTGAGGGGCGGAGCAGAGCCGTTCACAAAGACAATTTTATTGTATTTGTTCATTTTCTTTTACTTCCTTTCCTAATCGTTTTTCGCCCTTTGATGTGAGGGCAGTTATAAATCCGTCCATTTTCTTATTGAACACAAATGTTTCGATTGTCGGCAAATCTTCAAACGGAGTTTTAATTGTGTACTTATCGCCTGCCTCAAGCCACCAATACGAAAACAGCTTAATTTTTGTCGGGCGGTATTTATATACATCACCAAAAAAATTAACAGAATTATATTTTGTGCCGATATCACTTGCTGTTGTTCTGCACCTCATCAAAATGTTATCGGAAACATACCACGAAAAATCGTTACTGTTACCATACAAAAACGCTTTTTTATCAGCAAACTTAGCACTGTACATACGGATAGGCTCAAGTTCGTAATCTTCAAAGGATAAATCTTTGTACGAATCGATTGTTTCAACGGAAGATTGAGAATACAGCCTTTTAAAACGCATTTTTCCGTCGGCATCTATAACGGCAAAGCTCAAAGTTAATTCTGCATAAGCTTGGATTAAATCTGACAAGGTAATGTCCTTTATAACCTTTTCCACGCAGGTATCATCAAATTTCAGCGGTACACTAAAGACAGATAAGCTCGGCGGTGAAACCCCTGTAATTGCATAATCTTTGGCAAATTCTGCGATTATTGAATAAAAGTTCTTAAAATTATCGTCTTTTTGATAGTGCGCATAACCATAAGCAAAACTGCCGTCCTCGTTCTCTTTGCCTGCAAACCACAAAGACACATCCGCCTTTGACATATCATAAAAAGCGTCATAGGCTGTGATTTTGACGATGTTACGCTGTTTTTTATCTCTTTGAGCCGACTGAATTTTACCGTAGAAAACAGGACATTCAACCGTTCCTGTTTCGGCAGGACAAATAAGAGTATTTGACGGGTACAAATCATCTGACGGATACAGCTCCGATTCAAGATATGTTGCCGTTATGATGACCTGTACCGTCTTTCCTATCAAAGCCGAGCAATCATAATCAATGAGTTTCACGCTCATTTCAGAGGCTATGCAACCGCCGAATTTCAATTCTTTTTCAACGATTTCATTTTCAAGCGAAAAACTGTCAAGCACGATACTTTCACCTGTTATATCCTCAAAACTGCCGTCAGGAGAATGCAGGGCAACGGTGTTGTAAAGTGTGTTTGTTTTCAGCTTATCAGCAATTTCTTTAGATACAAGCATTTTTAAGAATCACCCCTTAATACTCAATCAGCTCAACCGTAATCGGCTGATAGGTTATATCACTTTTTTCGGCATTCATTACGGTATATTCAATATCAGGAATATAAAAATAAGAGGTGTAATAGCTGTTCGTTTCATCGTTCCAATAAGTTACCCTGCACTTTCTCTGTAACTTATTCGCCATTGAGAGGTTGATAATCGACTGAAAATCAATCTTTTCGTCAAGATGAAGAATGTGAGTTGAAAACGAAATTTTTGTTTTGTAATTTGGCAGCGTTGCCCTTTGAAGCGTACCGTTCTGATCTCGTTCCGCAGAAGTTTCAAGTCGCTGATTCGGAGTTGATGAAAATGCGGTAATGTACTTATTCGGCATTATGTTGTTGCCGAATTTAAGCAAATAGCCGTTATAATTTGACATATCATCCCCCCTTTATGCAAATGCGGATTTACCGTTGTGTCTGCGTCTGTAAAGCTCATCCTGTCTTATCATTTCTTCAAAAAGCGTCGAACCCTCAAGCTCGGCAGTAAACGAATAAGTGTTGCCGCCGTTATTGCGAAAGATAATGAACATTTCATAAATGCGTTTAAGCAGGTCAAGAATTTGTGTGAGAATCACTGTATCCTGACCGCCCGAATTGTCGAGCATACCCTGTAACTTGTTAAGAGGAGAAATAACCTCAGGGTTACCGCTGTTAGCACCTGCGTTATCGCCGACAACCGCAAGTGTCGGAGCTTTAACAATACCGCCTTTTGCAAATTTTCGTGCCGGTGATTCCGTGGGTTCTTCAAATCTCGGAATGAGAGGCGGATTTTCAGGCATTGAAAAACTCCAATCCTGTCCAAATGCCGCGCCGATAACACCCGCAATTCCGCCGATTGAATTAACAACACCCGAAACGAAATTATAAATGCCCGTCCATAACGCATTTATGCCGTCAATGATTGCGTTTATAATGAACTTAAACACGGCACAAATGCCGTCCCAAATACCTTTGAAGAAGTCGTAGATACCCTGCCATGCTTTTTTCCAATCGCCTGAGAAAACACCTGTAATGAAGTCAATAAGACCGCCGAATGTTTTCTGTATAGAGGTAACCAACCCACCGATAAATGTAAACACATTATCAAACACCCTTTTTACGGCATTGAAAACATTCTGAAATATAGGTCCCCAAAAGCTGACAAGCCAGTTTACAAACGGTGACAGGAAGTTATTCCACACGGTTGAAACACAGTCTGCAACCTTGCCGAAGAAGTTTATTGCACCCTCAAAAACAGGCTTCAGCCAGTTTTCCCAAGCTGACTTTACTATTGCTACGATAAAATCCCACGCAGGCTTAATCCATTGATTGTAAACATTCATCAGGGTTGTGCCGATATTGGTAAACATATTGCAGACATTCTGAAAAATCTGCTGTCCGTTGCCGTTCCACCATTCGCTGATAATTGTTCCGATATTTCCGAAAACCTGACCGATAAAGTCAAACACATCTGCAAACTGCAATTGTAAATTTTCAAGAAACTCTGTGATTGTTGCACCGTCATTTTCAGTCCATTCAACAAGGCTTTCGGTTGCAATTGAAAACGCACCCGAAACAACTTCGCCGACTGAACCCGCAAAGGTTGTAAGATCGCTTAAAAGATTGGAAATTGATTCTTCCATTTGAGGACGAACATTGTCAATTGCATTGCCTGCAAGTGTACCGAAATTATCAAAAAAGGTTGAAAGGTTGTTATAGCCGTTTGTAAGATTGTTGCCTATGGTGTCGATAAAGCCGATAATCTTTTCCCTGTCTTTTGAAATCCACTTAGCAACACCGCCCGAAATGGTCTGAAACGACTTTCCGCCGATTGTCGCAACCGCTCCGAATGCAGAGCCGATTGCCCCGAGTTTTGCAGAACCGACCTTTTGCATTGTGCCAAATGCCTTTTGAGCTATGGGAACAGCATTATCAAAAACAGTCTTGCAATTCTTGCCTATAGCTGACCAATCAACCTTGTTAATACCTTTCTGTACATTCTCGACAAAGCCTTTGAATCCGCTTTTTTCGTATAGATTTTTGAATGCCCCCGAAAGGTTTTTGCTTGTGTCCTTGACAACATTCTTTGCAAAAGGTCCGCCCGATGAACCGCCCGATGAGCTTTTTGATGAAGATGTATCTGACTTTGAAGAACTATCGGTACTTGAAAGCACATTCAGCTTATCAAAGCCCGCAACACTTCTCTTTGCTTTTTCGGAACTTTTCTGAACATTATCAAGTGACTTTGAACTGTCATCTGCCGTATTCGTAAGGCTTTTGGCAGAATCGGATGCAGATTTGATATTGCTTGCGGTGTTGTTGCCTGTATCCCAGCCGAAGACCTTTGAAAGCGATTCAACCGCACCTTTGGCATATTCCGTTAAAGTCGCAAGTGCGGAACTCAACCGCTTTACATCCTGAGTTGCCACCTGAAGAATAGGCTGACCGACTACGGCAAGGAGCTGTTTCCAACTTTCTCTGAGGTTGCCCGTTACATTCTCCCAACCGTCTGCTTCACGGCTTGCCTGTCCCATAGCACCCGAAAGCTGATTAGCGTCCTTGACCATTTGCAAAAGCGTGAGCTGTTTCTGCGATTCCGACAAATCCGTAAATGACTTGCCATACAGCTTATTAGCCGCCGCATTTCGTGTGGTTTCAGTACAGGACAAACCGAGTGCGGCATCATTTTCAAAGTTGCCTTTGAGAAACGATTTCAGGCTTTCTGCGGTGTCTTCAAGCGAACGATCGTAATATGCGGCACTGTCGGCTGTTACCTGTAAAGCCTCCTGCATCATACCCAAAGCACTTGAACTGTCCATACCCGTAGTTTTCGCAAAGGCATAAATGCTTGTGCCGACACCTTGTAATCGGGTTTCAAGAATACCGCTTTGATCGGCAACGCTCTGAATGGCTGATTCTGCCTGCGACTGCATTGTGCCGAAAGTCTGCTCAAACTGTGAATTTGCCGCATTGACTTCCGCAGCCGATTCAATGCACTGCTGACCGAACTCCTTGATTTTGGCAACGGAAAGGGCGGCAACCACAACTGTACCGATTTTCTTAAACGAGGATGAAACCGAATTGCTTAACTGCTCACCGCTGCCTTTGATGTTTGAAAACTCTTTCTCGGTTTTATGAGAAACGCCCTCCGCAACCTTTGAAAAGGACTGTTTCATATCCGTGCTTACATTTTCAAAATCTTTTGAAAGACTTGAAAATGCCGAATCAAACTTTTTTGTAATTGAATCGGAAATCTTATGCAATGTTTTGGAAATATCATCACCCGTAAGCCTGACATCAAGCTCAATTTCACCCGCCTTTGTCGCCGTATTCACCACTTCCTTTCATTTTAGATTCTTTAAAAACAGGCATAAAAACAGCGCACACCGTTATGATGTACGCTAATAAAATTTTTGCAAAAGAACAGCCACCCCATTTGGAGTGGCTTTTTGTTTTATTTGTTGAGTTCGTAGTATTTGATGTCGATTTTCGGAAGTGACACATTGTTGCCCATTACGGTTTCATATGTATAGTCGCCGTCACAAGTTCCCCAGAATGTGATTACATCATCTTCAAGGAGTTTGTCCGCACCGTCAGGAATTTCTACAGTTGCGTAGATTGTATCAGTCCACAATGGTTCATCAAGATACTCATTTTCTTCTTTGGTTATATTGATTCTCAGGTCAACCGAATCGCCCCAGCCTTCCTGAACCTGAATAATCTGACCTTCAAACTTGTAGTCATTACCTTTGTACTTGTCAGGGTTTCTTGAAAGAGTTTTAAAGTCGATTGTTTTGCAACCGTCTTTAAATTCTTTTTCAACCTTCTTCGGGTCTTTAGTAGGCTTTTCTGTTGCAACTTCTTTTGTGGTCGGTGCTTCTGTCGCTTTTTCAGTTGCTTTTTCTGAACTCTGATTTGCAACAGTAGTTTCCTGCTTTGATTTGTTTGAACCGCTGTTACCGTTAATTGCACCGTTTACACCGCCAACAATCATAATAGCAACAACGATAATAACCCAAAAATACCAACGCTTGTAAATTTTCTTCTTTGCATTTGCAGGATTTACGGTTGCCGAGGTTGAATCGTTTCCGCCAAATCCTGCACCGCACTTGTCGCAAAATTTTGCATCGTCCTTTAATTCGTTTCCGCAATGTGGACATTTCATAAACATACACTCTCCTTAATAAATTTGTTAGTGTATGTTACATTTTATCACTGTATATTAACATTGTCAAGAATTTTGTAGATACAGCGAAAATTATGTACAAATTTACAGATTAGCAAAAAAGTTTTGAAATTCTGCAAGAACGGTGTTCATATCTTCGTCTGAATAGTGCTTTATATTCCTTGACCGCCACTTGTTGCGGATTTTATGCTGTGACGAAGTAAAGGTTTTCAAGACCTCTTTGTCGGTTTCAAGGCGAATTTGAACCGTTCTTGCAAGCGGTGTTTCGGGTCCTAAGCCTTGCAGAAGTGAGCAGAACTCATTCCAACTCATTTTAGCAAAATCCTTTGAATAAATGCTGACCCCGTACTCCGAGCGAAAGCTCGACACGATTAAATCAAAGTCATCAATCAGGTCGTAGCCGGGGTCTGAACTTCCCCCTCGTCAGTCAAATCGCCTGTTGCAATTTTGGCAGATTCGCTGATAAGGGCGTTGAAATCGTGCATATTCAGTTTTAACTTTTCAATCTTTTCTCTCTCGGATTCATCAAAAAGAAGATGATACATTTCGATAACATCTTTACTTTTACCGTTGCCGTCCTCAAAAAGTGCCGCAACTTTGAGCATTGAAACTGCGTCATTGTTGATTGCAAGGTCAACATTTTTAACTCTGACACTCGGCTTTTCCTCAAAATTAAGCTTGTCTGTAATATCAATTAACTTTGACATAATCGTTCATTCCTTTCGTTTTTTTAAGCGGCTGCTGTATATACGGGTTTGCCGTTTGACATAACTTCAAATTCAAGCGGAGCAACACCCGTACTTGCGCCTGCACCGTTTGATGTAACGGATACAACTGCATTTTTAAAGAGGACGGTTGCACCGTTGGGGAAGGTCCACATAAACGAAACTTCTGCCTTTCTGCCGTTTTCAAATGCAAGGGCGGCAATCTGGTCATTGCCTGCGTCACCGATTGTACGCTTGCCCTTTACCGAAATTGTGATTGACTTTGCTGTCATAAGCCTTGACTTCCAGCCCTCGTTTTCAAAGGCTGTCCATTCCTCGACACCGTTGTCAAATGCAACAGAAAATTCTTCGCAGTTAGCAATATTTGTCGTGGCGGATTCTGTTCCTGCCTTGCCAACTGCAAACTGATTTTCATAGCATGGGAATACTCCCGATTCAACTTTTGCCATAAAATTACTTCCTTTCGTAATAAAATTTAACTTCAATGACCTGCTCATACACACCCTTGTCATCTGTTCCCACATCAACGGGTTCTTCCGTGAGCAGTTCGATTATATAGATTTTGTGTTCCTTAATTTCAACATTTTTAATGCCGTAAAGCGTTTCGTAAAGTCTGCGTGCAAACTCCTCGGTTTCTCTTGCGTTGTCGGTGTAATGGATAAGCAAAGACACGCTTATTGTATCGTAGGTACTTTCACCGCCGATTGCCCTTGTGGGTGTTCCCGACTGCTTTAATGAATACACACCGATTGACCTGTCCTGCTTATTGTCAAGCTTGCCAATGTAATAATGCTCTGCTGATGTAACGCTTTTGAGCCAATCTCTGATGTCCGATAAGTAAATCAAAGTCCTGCTTCCTTTCTGTATAATCTCACAAATGCCCGACTGCAAAAATTCTGCCGTGTACCGCCCTCAAGCCACGGTGAGAACCATTTACCGCCGGCGGCAATGTTTTCCTTACGGCTGAAATTATACTCGGGATGAAAATACAACCGCCTTGCATACGGAGTACTTGACACGATTTTAACTATCCCCTTTGCACTTTGTGAATAATCAACAGCGGTACTATCGTCTTGAAGTATGCTTGTATCAAACGGCATTACCTGCTTGTTTTTCACCCGTGTAAGAAGTGCGTCACCTGTCTGTTCAAGAGCCTGTTGCTTTGCCCTATCAAGCTGTTTTACAACAGGCATATTGAGTTTGATTTTTGATGATACTGAAAATCCCATTAAATCACATCCAATTCCGTAAAATTAACTTTGCCGTCGGGGTTGCGGTGTTTTGTACCCTGTACGATGTTTCGTTTTACGCCGTCAAGGATTACAAAGCCACCGCTTAAAGTGGGGCTGTCGGGAGCAATGTCGCCGTCAAAAAGCAAGGTAGCCGACACCTGAACAATTTTCTGCTCTTTGGTATAGACCGTCTTTGCCTTTGACTGCACATTGCACACAGCGTTGCCTCCGCATAATATATTTGACGGATAAAGATTTTCGGAGGGATACAGGTTTTTGCACTCAAATGCGATAACAGGAGAGCCGTCCTCGGTTATTCCCTCACCGTAGATTGTGACCTCGACAGGAGTTTTGCAGAACTGCTTTTTTACAAGTGACGGAAATTTCACGGTTTTCACGCACCTTTCAGATTGCAGGATAACAAAGTCCTGTTGATTTTAGCAACGCATAGAGGTCGGCAGGAATTGCCACTCCGCTGATACACATTAAGTTCCAGCTTGCACCAAATTCCATTGATGTACCGTTGATTGAATAGCTTTTCAGATAGGAAGAAATCATATCGGCATTTTCTTCTTCAAAAGCAGTAAGTCTGCTATGCACTCTGCCGATGATTCTCTTCTGCATTTCCGAAAGTTTTTCAAAATCAATGCGGTTAAAAGTCAGAACATCAATGTGTTCGGCAGAGATAACGCTGTTCTCATCTCCGCCCTGCTGTTCAATGTAATCGGCATACATAGATTTACTCCTTTGTGTCTGACTTGGTACTCTCTTTAAGTTTTTTGTTTTCGGCTTTGAGCTTTGAATTTTCTTTCTTCAAAGTATTGTAATCATCAACAGAAATTTTCTTGCCTAATCCATATTCTTTGATTTTGCCGTTGTCATCCTGAATATTATAACCACGGGATACATAAGTCTTAGCTTCCTCGTCTGTGTTGACTGTATATGACTTATTGTCTTTGATTGCTTTCATTTTTTCTCACCTCGCTTTAAGCCTCGGCATGAATGATTACGCCCTGCTTCATAAGTTCGTCAATGGCAAAAGTACCATTAACTTTTCTGTTCTGATATATATAATTATCAGCTGTTCGGCTGTCAGAACCCGGAGTATAGACATTGATATATGAATACTTAACTCTTGACACCTGTGCTTCCGGGTCAATAAGAATATAGTCAATCTGCTTAGCTGAGCTGTCAGCAACACAACCGTTTGTAAAATCAAACAAATACTTCATTCTTGAGCTTGGCACTTCTACAATCTTATCAATATCATCAACGGAACGAACACGGCGGTCAATGCCCTTTGCGGAACTGATTTCAAGTGTTCTCTGAATACCCTCTGCATTCTTCAAAAGCTTTTTGTACTGTGGTGTCGCATAAAGAATAACCCTGTCGAGCGGTACACCCGCTTCGGCAAAAGCCTCAAGGTTATCGTCAAAATCTGCAAGCACATTCGCCGCAGTTAATGCAGTAGTTTTTACTGTTGCACCAACTCGCTTAGCTTCTGTATAAAGCTTGCTGTAAGTATAACAGTCGAGTTCAGGTATAGCCTGTGTTTTTTCAAAGCGTGTCTGAATATTTGCGATAGTCACTACCATATTTGTTTCGTCAACATCAATAGGGTCGATAGCAAACTCAATATCTCTGTCGTGGTCAAGGGTTTTGGTTTCATAACCGTTTGAATATGTACCCGAATTAAAACCGCCTGCACCTCGTGTATGGTCTTTATAACCGCTGACCGAGAGTTTCGGGATTTTAATATCCTTACCGTTGATAATCTGAATGTCAGAGTTTGAGTGGTAAAGGTCATCACAAGTAAGGGCCTGACCATACAATTCTCTTAATACATTACTGAAAATAGTTGCGTATTCTAATACTGCCATAATTATTTACCTCTTTTCTTACTTTTTAGATTTGATGCCGAAAATTCCTCTTAAGGCATCTTCTGTTAAATTTTTGTCGCTGTTGCCGTCACCGCCGATTTTCTTAACTCCTGTGCCGTTCTTGGCAGGTTTGCCCTTGAGTGCGGGAATATCGTCAAGCACCTTTTTAACAGCCTCTGTCAGCTTTTCCGCATTGACCTTGCCGTCTGTCACAGCCTTTGAAAAGTCTGCAATTTTAAGCACATACGGAACGGTTGCAATGTCAACGCCCTGTTTTACGGCTTCGAGGGTTGCCGACTGGTTGACTTCTGCCATAAGCTTTGCGTTGTTTGCCGATTCAACTTCCGACTGCATTTTTGCTAAGTCGGGAGTGTTCTCGGCTTTCTGCTTTTTAAAAGCACCGATAGCCTCTTTCATCTCATCGGCTGACAATCCCTGCTCCTTAAAATAAGACTTCAAAACGGTGTCCTCTGTCACGCTTTGTTTGCCTGTAATAAGGCTTGCGAGCTTGTCGTAATCAAAGGCAGGAGCGTTTTCCTGTGGAGTTCCCTGCGGTGCAGGTGTCGATTCATTGGGGGTTGGTGTTGGATTTGGTTCTGCCATTTTTTCATATCCTTTCAGTTTTTCGGGTGTCTCCCGTAATCAGTTTATAGAGTGTCTCTCTGTTTCAGTTTTGCACGGTGTCTCCCGTAGTTTAATGTCTTCGGACAATAAAAAAGCACCTTACATATTCGTAAAGTGCTTAATCTGCTTTTTCTGTTTTAACTGCTTTGGCTCTCGGCTTTTTGGGAGTGTCAGGCTTGACCTCTTCTGCAAAACCGCCGTCAATGAGTTCCTTTGCTCTCTGCTCGGAGCATTCAAAAACTTCATTCACAGGTCGGGTTACATAGCCGTTCTGCCTGTCATTAAATGCTGTTGTTACTCTGATTTTCATTCTGTCACCACCTTTCTAAACCGGTCGAAATCGACGGGTTTAAATGCAAAAAGCACCCTATAATCAACATTGCTGTCGATTATAAAATGCTCAATTCGTAATTTTATGCTGTTTTTGTGAATTGCATATAACAAAACCGCCCTTTTTACGGAGCGGTTAGATTATGCCACTATCTTTTAGATATTGCATTTTTTGTTTTTCTCTAAGCTTACTGTAAAGTGCTTCAGCATCTTTAGCTTCTTGTGGAGCATCTTCACGCAAAGTGACATTTAAACCATTTGTTACAAGGTACGGCTTAAACGCATTCCATAGAGATTTTTGTTCTTCAGTTTGTATCAATCTCATACTATCATCACCCTAAAAGTTTGCTGACTCTGTACTCGTTATACACTTCATCCATAGCTTTATCTTTTAAGCATTCAAAAGCATACTCACTTATATCCTCTATATTATAACCGTTATTTATCAATTTTTCAACCTTTGGAGCATAAATTTTATTAAGGTAATCGCAATATTCAAAATAATCGTTAATACCTCCGAATTTTGCTCTGTAACTTTTAGCGTCTTGCCAATGAATCAGTTCGTGAAGAATTGTACTCAATCCGTCTTGCGGACAAGCCAAGTTTTCTTGTAAATCTGACAAATCACTTGTTGAAAAGTATGCTGAATTGACATTTAGAACATTCTGCATTGGCATATATGAAGCAATAGCATTTACTCGCATTTCTTCGGGAGAGATAATACAAATATCAGGTTTTCCGCTTGTTTCAACCTCTCCGAGCATATCAAACGCTTTTCTCACTTGCATATCAAAATCATGAAGTTCTTTTCGTTTTAGCTTTACCTTATCTGAAATATAAACATTATCACACAATGTATTTGCCTTGCGGGTATCAATTGTAATTGTTTTGCCCTCAATTTTGCGTTCAAAAGTTTTTGATATATCTTCCTTAAAAACAGGTCTGTAATATTTTTGTTCATCAGTCTTCAAAGAAAATTGTTTTGCCTTTTCTTCAAGCATATCAGCCCTATCGTGCCACTCATCGGCTCGGGTTTGGGCAATGCGTTTATTGTCCTCGTCAAGACTGTATTCGGCACGGCGGTCAAAGCGTTGCGCCTGCCGTTCTGCGTACTGCTGTTTTTCTTCAAGCCGTTCTCTACAGTCCATTTCTGCCTCTTCTTCGGGGGTGACAGGTTCGAGTGTCGTTATTTCCTCGTAATATGTACTTGTGCTGTCCTTACATCTCGGATGAAACAAACCGTTCTTGATTGCGGTTGAGAGAAGCGGATAGTTTCCGTCTGACTTTTTGCCGTTTGAATAAACATCGTCAATAAACACCTTGCCGATATATTTTGCACAATCGGGGCAACCGCCCTGTCTTGAGTTCACAACAACGAGGGATACTCCCCATTCGGCTCGCTTTTCGCCCTCACCACGCAGATAGGCTCTTTTGTTGGCTGTTTTAACCGCCATATCCGCATAATCCGAGAGCGTATGCCTTGCACCGTTTTTGTACTCCACACAATTCAGTCCTGCGTTGAGCATATCTTTACACGCCATATCAACGGCTTTTTCGTATGTAACCGCACCCGTGTTCATTGCAACCTGTGCGTTAAAAATCGCCTTGCGGTACTTGTCGTTGCTCATACGCAAAACCGCCGTTTCTGCCCTCTTTAAATCGTCTGTGGTCGATTTTATGAGTGCGTCAAGTTTACGGTCATTCACCTTAAAAAACTCGGCTGTGCTGTGTGCTGACGGCTTTTTCGGGGCTTTGAAACCGTCCTTAACAGCTTCAAGAATTTCTGCCTCCTGACTTGCATTTCCGTCAGCTTTGGCGGTGCGAATCATCTCTTCAACCTTGCTGTTAATGGTTTTGAAACGCTTGCCGAATTTCTTTGCGTTGTGCTTACGGTACTCTTCAAGACTTTTGAGCTGTTCTGCCTGCCATTGTGTCCAGTTGTAACCCTCTTTGGTTTCTTCGGCTCTGTGACGGCTGAAATTGCGCATCATGCTGTCGATAAGCTCGTTTTCAATTCTCTCAAAAGCCTCTTTAATGTTGTAATCACTCATTGCTTACTCATTTGCTGTCATCGTCCTGATTTGTGATATCTTCGGGTTTATCGGGTTCATTGCCCGTGTCGGTAAGGTCAACATCATCAAATGGAGAAGTTTCTTCCTCGCCTGCAATACCCTGTTCCTCTTTAATTCTCTGCACCTCTTCGGCTTTCCAATCCTCTGACTTGCTGTCGCCGTAAAGCTCGTCAACCGAGGTTTCAACTGACATCAAACCACCCTGTCTTGCTTTTGACACGGTTTCAACCTGACTTTCGAAGCTCGGATTTGCATATTCGCCGAAGTTTACGGATACTTCCAAGCCCTCAACAATACCATTGCCGTTAAGTTCACCGTCTGCATTGAGTACAACTGCAACAAGGCTTTGAAGTACGTTCTGCGTAATCTTTACAAGGTTCTGCCTTGTGTAAAGGGTTGTCTTTTCCTTTTCACGCTGAGCGTCTGCATTATCAAGCTTCTTCGTGTCAATGCCGAGAGTTGACGGCGATATAATGCCCTGTAAGCAGAGGTCGAGGGCAGTAATGTATGAACTCAAATAGCTTTCGTGCTGAATCTGCGGACTTTCGGTGTAAATCCTGTTGCCGTTGCCGTTTTCAGACATATCGTTGCCCACGGTGATAAATCGGTTGTCAAACGGATTTGGCGATATCGGCTGACAGGTTTCGGGATTTCTCGGAACAAGGCAATCAGGCACATACTGCTTTGTTCGGCAGGCTCTGAGTGCGTCCATCCACTGTGACCACACTTCATCAAGGCTGTCGAAAGCGTCTGTTTTTATGCCGATAATGCCCGCACCTCTGCCCTTGTGGCACGATTTGCCGTAAAGGACAGGTACAGCCCACATATATGATTCGTCAAATGTAACGCCCTTTGAATCAATCCATGAAAGAGCGTCAACCGTGTGCAGGTCAATCTCTTTGCCGTTGTCATCATACAAAGCATAGTGAATATAGCCGTAACCGTATGTTTCTTCAAAGCGGTAACGGCGGTGTTTTTGCGTGTAATCGGTGTAAAACTTAACCTCTCGGATTCTGCCACGCACATATGTAAAGTCGATGTTTTCGGCAGGATACCATTCAACAATCGGAACATCTGATACAGCCGTGTCAAAGCTGACCTTAAAAGCACCGTCACCAACAACACATAGGTCACGGAGCATTTGCTTAACCGTGTCGGACAATTTGTTCTGCTTTTCAATATCTTCCCAACGCTCTGCATAAGCGGTTGAATTTTTACTTGTAACATCTGTGCCGTTGTAGTCGGCAATTACGATATTCACAAGCGTTTCGCAGATGAGTGCCGGCAGGCCCGTGTGTATTTTACGAATTTCAAGCCCCTTTGTGCTTTTTGCCGCCCAAAACATAGTTTTGTTTGTATCAATCTGCCTGTACAGCTCCGCAAGCTGTCTGCTGTTGCCCCAATACCAAATGCGATTGATAAAGCACTCGGTCAGATGATTGCTTGTTTCGGTGACGGTAATTGTTTTGTCGCTTGCAGGAGTAATCTGCAAAAAGTTTTTAATTCCCGATCTGATAGATTCAGCCATTCTGTTAATCAGCCCCATTTATTTCACTTCCAATAATATTTTTAAACGGCAGCCACGCATATTGACCGCTGTTAATGCAATGGTCGTGACCGTCCTCAGGTGTGTTGTCTTTATCCTCTCGCCAGCTGTAAATTTCAAACTCGGCAATCGTGTTTTTACAATGTTCAAGCACAAAATAACAGTCGGTGGCAAGCCAGCCGAGTACAAGATTGATTCGGTCGATAATCTTCGTTTTCTTCCATGCATTTGCAAAGTCATAGACACAGCCGTGCTGTCGCTTATACTTTTGAAATTCGGTAATAGTCGCTTGGTCGGCGCTGTCAATAAAAGCCGTGCGTGCAAAGCCCCATTCATCACGGTTGCGGTCAAGAAAATCAATAAAATTCTTCACCGTGTCACTCGGGGCAATAGGCGTTTGCATTTCAGCGTTGTTATAAACTCTTTCATCAAGCTGAACACACTTGCCGTGATTGGTAATGCCGTAAAATGTCATTGCGATAGTGTCAGGCGACTTTTGCGAATAGGCGGTATCAAGACCTGCGGTGAACTGAACAAAGTGTTCCGACTTGCGGTTACAGTTCAAAAACTTTTCTGCCCACTCTTTTGATTTGATGTGTCTTGTCCTCTCAAAATTCGGGAACACAAGTCCTGTTGCTCTGCCACGCAAACCTAAGATTTTATTTTTATAGAGCTTTGTACCTTTCGGTGCAGAGTTCTTTTTCTTTTCAATCTGTTCGGGTGTAAGACTTAAATTATCGGCAAAAGAAAAGAACCAATACCGCCAATTCGGTACAGGTTCTTCGGTAAGCTCCGCCGTAATCTCGGGAGGAACATCGTTTTCATATTTTTTAAAAGGACGGGAGCGGTTGACAAACTCCTTATACACAGGCAGGCTCGGATCATCGGGATTCAGCGTTGCAAGCATATAGTCATTACGGGTTGACATCTCTCGGATAAACTCGATATCGGCGGTGTTGATTTCGTCAATATAAACGCACCCAAACTGCGCACCGAGAACCATTTCCCACTTATCCCGACTGCTGTAACCGAGAATATAGATAATTTTGTCCTCAAACTTGATATGCGGCAGCTTGTAGTCCTTGTCGCCGTTGCCGCAATAGACAGCGTTGCGGTGCAAGTCAAGAATACCGTTGTCCTGCTGAATTATAGTTTCCTCAGCCTTGCCCGTAGTTTTGGCGGCAATTGCGTGAAGCTTCTTCGGCGACTGCGACACCATTCGCATAAACTTAACGCCTGCTCCGACGGTAGTTTTGCCGGACGCTGTAGTTCCTTCAAGAAATTCAGCCGACACATTTGTTGTGTTGATAAAGTCGATATACTTTTGTGACAACGGGAATTTGTTACTCACTCAGTCCCTCACCACCCAACTGTCTGAACACATCTGATAGCTTTTCGGACTGCTCAACCTTTGCGTCAACCTTAACGGTGTATTCACCCGTCATCTTGTTGAGCGTGTCAATCGCCCTTATTCTGTCGGAGGTGTCCTGCCCGTCATTCCTTGCAATGTCGGACAAAGCAACCTGTCTGTCCTTTGCACTCATAATGCGCTCATCTTTGAGCCTGTCTGACAGCTGTTTGATGTACTCTGCAACTCTCACATTTTCTAACAATTTGCAGGCATTGGCATTTGCGTAATTCTCGGAATATCCCGCCATAATGGCACTCTGAACGGTGTTACCGCTCTGCGCATAATATTCCGCAAACTTCCTCTGTCTTGCATTTAATTTGTCTTTCACGGTATCACCGCCCTTTCTAAAAATAAGCAAAAGAAAAGACAGCACATTTCTGTACTGTCTTTAAACACAGGTTTCCGGAGTTGCACCGGAATCTGTAAAAACTGTTTTCCTATTTAAACTATCCCCTGCGTTTATAATATTATATCAATAAATTTTTAAATATTCAAGTGTTTTCTTTTTCTTTCCCATTTATTCAATAATGCACTTACATATTTCTGTTCTTTATCAGTCAATTGACGATCTCCAATTTCATTATGTTCATAACCCAAATGGGTATGTGGCATCATTCCATTATGAGGTCTACCTTTAACGTCAATTTGTTTTATTCTTTCGCCGTAGTTGTCATAAAAAGTAACACTTTTGATGTTGCTCTGTTTGTCAAGAGTAGCATACACTCTATTTTTTGTCATAGTTTCCATAGGAGCTTTTATCGAAGTATTACCATTCATATGAATTACTTTTATTTCACCAAATTGAGCAACTGTGTGATATTCTGTACCGTACTTCTTTCCCTTATCACTTATACCGCTTGAAGAGCCTCTTCCGCCCATTATTTTGACCTCCTGAATTTTTCCTGAAACGATTTGATGTTGATGATGTTTCCCATACATTCTTCGGGGACTCTGCCGTAGAAGATAATTGTTTCAGGCTGTAAGCGTTCAATCATTTCTTTGTAACCTTTCAAAAACAGTTCTTTTGATTCCGTACGGTTCTGCGTTCCGACACTTGATACGGCAACCGTACCACCCAAAGGCTCGCCGTCAAAACACCATTCAAAACTTTTTTCGTCGCTCCAACAAATTGTAGGTATTACCTCAATGCCGTAGAGTTGTAAATATGCACCTATCCAATGCTTGCGATAGTGGTTATAAATCTGCAACGCTGTCGGATAATCAGTGTAAAGACTGAAATCAGGCGATAATACACAACTGAATTTTTGTAGACTCTCAATATACCTGTCGGGTGTATTCCATAATCTTTGGAACTGGTAATCGTCCAAAAAGAAATGCACACCGCAGTTGTTCTGCTTACTGCTCAAAACTTCATTAAATCCGATAAAGTTGTTTTCTGTAATTTTTGTAGGCTCAATAATCGGGATGTCATATTCTCCTGCACCCTGAAAAATCGCTCTTGTGCTATTTTCGTAACCTGTACCGCATTTGTCTTTATACATCAATTTCACCTCACAACACAAAACCGCCCTCAAACGAGAGCGGTCTGTGCGATTTTTATCTTAGGAGAGTTTTACATATGTACTGTTTGTCAAACTTTCATAATACCATTATACGCAGGGTAAGGGTGACATTCAATGACATTTCAAAATAATTTTACGAGAAATTGAACTTTTTTCGGAACGCCTGTAACGCTTCGCCGTGCAATCTCAGGGTATGCCTTACGCTCATTTCCATACTCTCGGCAATATCCTCCCACCTCTGACAATTTATGTAATACTCGGTCAAAATTGCAATGTAACGGTAATCGTCAAGTGCGTTGATTTTACTGCGGATTTCAGTTTTCAACCGCACAAGATTGTCAATTTCCCGATTGATTTCAGCCTGAAGGTCTGCAATCCTGTCAACAATCCGCATAGGGTCATTCACTCCCGATGTCTTAACAGGCTCATTCTGCTTAACCGATACCTGTGCAATATTCAGCCTAAGTTTTGACAGCTCGTGTTCCTTCGTTCTGATCAGCTTATCCGAAACCCTGACCGAATATAAATAATCTTTAACCGTCAATCCACTTCACGCTCCTTATTCATTTTCAACCAAAATAGTATTCCAACGCTTTCTGCCATAATATCTCCATTGGATATGACCGTCTGCAATTCGTACTTCAACATTTTCGAGATTGTCAAAGTTCATTATTCTTTCTCTAACGGCAATTTTGTTCCTCTCCGAAATATTATCGAAATATGCCCAACGGTTAATTGTATTGTCTATTTGTTCGATACTCCATTCAAGATCAGTCAAGCTTGCTACTCTTTTCCATTCTGCACGATGGACATCAATAAGTTTTTGAGCCCCTTCATATGTTTTGAACACTTCGCCGACTGGTAAACTGATATGGTACGGGTGGTGAGGTTCGTTGAAGTAAGAACGAACAAGTCTATATCCGCTATTACCACGACAATAATCAACCTCTATGTGGCTGTAGTCACGATCTTGGACTTTTACATATATACCTTCTTTTATTGCAGTTGCAATATCTTCTGCTTTGTAAGGATTCAAGTGTTTTGCAATTTCGGGCAACGGCTCAACAGTAAGTTGAAAAAAATCATAGTTTTCTTTTTTGAAAAAATCTTTAGGTATCTTTTTCCAATGTGTAGGCGTCTCGAATTTTTCATAAGGAACACCATTAATAAACCGTGTGTCCATGAAATCGTACAACTGAATACAAATTTCGTGTGTATAGTGTTCTTCAATCGTGCCAAAACCAATCGTCCATTTAGGTTCTTTTTTCTTGACGAAAAAGACAACTGCACCAATCGGAATTTCTTTTCTGTTTATATTTAGTTTATGATTCTCAGAGTAAATGTTTGCCTCTTCTGGAAGGACTTCAGTTATTCCTGATATCATTTTTATCTACCTCACTTTCAAGCCAATGTTTCGTGCAGTCAATACAACTGCCATTGAATCGCTTTTCCATAGGGCAACCGAAATATGGAGTTCCATACGGGCAACCAAAAAAACTCATACAACTCCGAGCCATTTCGTCAATTGACATCTGTTTGATTTTTTCAAAGTTTGTCATTCTTAACTTTTCATAGCAACTGATTCTCTGGATGTGCGATACTCTGAATGCAGTATTTTTAACCACTTTATTATTTACATCAGTGCAAAAATAAAAATTAACTGGTATTGATAAATTAGGGTTGTTTTCAAAGGCTTTTTCACCCGTCTTATGTAAAGTGCCCTCAATTACAGTGTTATCCAAAAGAGTAATTGTCACACATTTGCCTAAATACCTTTCAAGTTCATTTCTTGTCATTGCTTTCACTCCTTATCCATTTTTGCACCACAATAGGGGCAGTATGGATATAACTGGCTATCCTTAGAATCTAAGAATAAATAATTATTGCATTCTGAGCAATGACATTCAGTGTACCCTAAAGCATTTACAGTCGATACCCACTTTCCGTGTTTAACTTCTTGAACATCTTCTGTTATCTGATTATCAAAGTCTTGTAATGTAACAATTTCACCGACATTTTCATCTCGTTCTTCATATCCTTTCATATTTGCGAGATGAGTGTTAATATCCTTGAGTTTTGATAAGATAGCCTCCGCTGTTGATTCTGTATTTTCCGCTGTCGGCTTTTCCTCATATTCTTGTTTTGTACAGCTTACAGCGTGATATCCGCTAAGTCCAAGTATATGACAAATGTTTTCAGGTCTTATACATCCAGAACTTTCTACATAGCTCTCTATTTCATTTGTTTCATTGTTAATCAATTTGTAATAATATTTCATTCTATATCACTCCTTATCTCAACATACTTCGACAATGAAAATATATATGCTTTTTGTAAATTTTTGCTTCGCAAGGTTTGCCGATAACTTTGGGAGGTCTTGGTAAAACTTCGTCATCTTCACAATAATATTCATCGATGGCATAAAAATCATAATATTTACCGAGGGCTGTCTCATTCATTTTCCGTGATTCTTTCTTCGTCTCCTTCAAAATTAACAACTTTTCCATTGTCTGTGTAATCTCTGCGGTCAAATTCAAGTTTCAACTTGTCGATGACAACCCTGTCGATATGTTCCCAAAACACTTCGTCAGTGTAGGAGTGTTCAATTATTTCGGTCATCGACTTCAAAGCCTTTGCACATCTATCACGACCAAAGCCGAAATCCTTATACAAGGCAAATACAATAGTCTTAAAAATTCGCCTTGTCAGGTCATTGATTTCTTTGTCCTTGACTTTCTGATATTCCCTGTCGGCAAGGCGGTTAATCTCCGCCATAGCCTCCTTTTTCAGCTTAACAGGTATTCTCGCTTTCAACGCTTTCTCTCCTTTCGTCAATCTTATCAAGTGCAGTTACAATCAACGAGCTTTTGGCTTTGGTGTCCATAAGCTCTGCCTGATAGTAAAACCGACCCGTTGTATTCCGTCTGATGATACAGCCTTTCAGAACGTATTCTGCCCCATCTTTAACATTTGCAATATATCTCAGGGCTTCAAGATTTAATTTATAAAGTTGCTTTGCTCCGAATCCGAAATGGCGACTCAATATTATGGAAGCAAGTTCCAGCCCGTAACCGATACCGGTATCAAACATTTCACCACGAATACGATCTTCGTGCTGTTTACTTCTTAATTTCCAGTTGCTTTTCATTTATCACAACTCCTATTTATATTTCTTTTTGTTTATCATACAAACATATCCACCCCAAAGGGACCTGCCTAACATACGGACACTTTTTACAACAATAGACACATATGTATAAGCCTTTTTTTGAATATGGACATTTCCGTATGCTACATGGATGATATTCGTGTTTACACTTTCGACAAACCTGCAATTTCATAATCAATCACCCAATTGCAGATATTTTTCAATTGTCTGCTTTGCTGATGTACTGCCATAACATACCTTTACGGCGTATCCGCACCGTGAAAGATTCTGCAACCATTTATCCTGATGTTCAGAAGTCTTATTGTTGCCGACTTTAAGCTCAATATATAAGCCGTGATATTTACCTTTTGGCACAGCAAGGCATAAATCCGGAACACCTGCCCTAACTCCTTGCCTTTTAAGATGTGCGGCTTCGGCTTTATCTCTTCTGCCACCATTTGGAACAGCGTACAGCATTGAAAGTTCAGGATGTATTTTCATTTGCACACATTTATCCGCCCATTTAATGAGTTTACATTGCTCCTGTGCTTCAGACATCATTTTCATTTCCTCTCGTAAAACGGTAATTCTTATTTTTATCGGCTTTAATAAAAATTTTCGGATTAGCCATTTCTGAAATTCTACTGCCTAAAGCCTCATCAATCTGCGAAATCTGTTCAAGTGATAATTCAGATGTTATGATAGTCGGCAATCCTTCATTGTATCTGTAATTGATAATCTTAAATGTAGCATTGACATCAGCTGTTGAGACAAAATCGCCCCTGCGAGTTTTAAAGAAATCATCAATGTAAAGAATTTCCGCTTGCTTATATGAATTTATGAGAGCTTCATACACCTCTAAATTACTCGATGCCTGCTTGATTTTGGTAATATCATCCTGCCAAAGCATATATTTAGGTGCTTTGCCTTTTTTGAGTAATGCTCCGACAATAGCCGTACATATATGTGTCTTTCCACAACCGGGCTGACCGCCGAAGAAGAACCAATCGGAGCATTTGTCAATGTACTCATATGCTTTATCTTTCACATATTTCTGCCAATCTGAGGTTGTCTTGTAACTTTCAAAAGTATATCGTTTAAGAAGTTTTTGAAGACCGCTGTTCTGCATTCTGTGAAGTTCATCTCGAATTTTCATACAATCACATTTGCAAGCAACCACATCATATGTAACCTGCCCGAAAGGCGTTTCGCCTGCCTTTACACGGTAAATATAGCCTCGGTTCATACATTTCTCGCACTCATAGCCAATGAGCTTACCGGGTGTTGAGTTAAACACTTTTGCTTCTTGTTCGGCTCTTTCTCTCGGAGTGAGTTCTTTAGAAGACTTTCTCGCCCGTTGGATAATTTCCTCCGCTCTCTGTGGTGACATTATTCTTGACATTATCGCCTGGATTGAATCCATATCCTACACCTCCTCTGTCTTGGACCTTATTAAGCCATTTAGTAATGAACCCTTTAATGCCGGTTCTTGTTTTTCTCCTGCTCGGATTAGCTTCGAGCCACCCCAACATCGAACGCAATTGTTGTTCTACATCAACAGCAGGATACAAAATTTTGTAGTGCTGAACATCAGATTTTGAAACTGAATAATTACTCTTATCGTTCAAGGGTAATGTAATAAAAATATTTTCACCGGCGGTGTCGGCTGCATTTGCAGACGGCATCGCATAATAATTATTTCTATTTACTTTACTTTCCTTTCCTTTACTTTTCTTTGTGTCATTCTCGGAGAGATTATGTTCATTCTCGGAGAGATTATGCTCATTTTCAGGTATAACTATATAAGCCTTTGTTTCTTCCGTTTTCAAAAGCCAATATAATCTATTTATTGTGCGACCTCGCACGGAGCGTTTTTCGATAGCGTACATATATCGTTCTTGCATCATTTTGTTGGTCAGTATGCTCTCCCTATCAAACAGCCCGTTATCAAACAGCCCAATTCGCAAGCAAAGCTTAACTACCTGATTTACTGTATCTGATTTAATTCCACCGCTCATTCGTTTCGCTATCGTGGCAGCACTGGTTTCTTCTCGCCACTCATAATAGTAACCATTTGTTGCATAAGCTTTGGTACAAATCCAAAAAAATACTCCAAAGCCGTCCCAACCCTGTGCATCAATAAGCACATCAAATCTCTCATCATCATCGAACAAGTGAACATCCCAAGCCGCAAAGTCAAGCCCTCGCTTTGGTTGTCCAGCCATTCACTGTATCACCTCTTTCTTTTTGTATTAAGTTTCAGCTTTGTACAAAGATATTCATCAAGCTCTATACCGTAGATTTTGTACTTATCAAACAGCTCTTTTTCGTGCCGATGTGCTTCATCGTGGTGCTTTCTGCAAAGGCATATAGCTTTTAATCCTATATGTACAATCTGTTCCCTATCTCGCCCCATACCAATTCTGTCAACATGATGAATTTCACCTGGTGCATTGCATATTGCACACTTACGATTTTCAAGACAACTGTACAAGTATCTGCCTATATCATCTGTAACATTAAGCAGAGTATCTCTTGTTCCGATATTTTGGTAGAAACAAAAATCTATCAGATAGCTTATGAAATCTCTTGCTACGCTTTTTTCGCAATCGGACAGCGAAAAGTATTCAATGCCAAATTCACCGCAAAAATTAAACTTGAAATATTCTTTAATCCATTCGGGATTATCTCCGCACCAAAATGCTATATCTCTGATGATTGCGTATATTTTTCTTCGCTGTTCGGCAGAAATCGTGCGTCCGTCAACAATTCTGAGTTCAATTTCATGTACTTGTTTCTGTGCAAGTTCTCTGCCGATACGCTCATGCGGTCTTACTATTAAGTTATATCCGTCATAAGATACTATGTTCGCTGATGTAATCATACTAAGTCCTCGTGTTGGTGCATATAAACGAAGAAACTGTTATTACCCATATTTTGATACAACCATTCATCGCACTTTTCTTTGCTCAAATGTGTACGAAGAACTCTATCTTCGTACACATATTGACCTTTCAATCGTTTATCTTTTATTCGATTAAGTAATTCTGTTTTTGAGTAGTTAGCTTCTACAAGATACAAATCGTAGTTCTTAGCTGTTATATGAGCGATTTCCGATGTATCAGTTGCGTATATAACTTTATATATCCCCTGTTGAGTGTTGAAGTGTAACTTCCAGCCGATATTAGGAACATCATGCCGAAGTGGTACTGCTGAAAAAGTAATATTGCTGATTGAGTACCATTTATCCTGAGCGACTATGAAAGAATTGTATTGAAAGGAGGTATCACCTAATAAAAAAAGCTTTTTGCAAAGATAATTGGGGTAAATTATCCGAATACAAGGATGTTCGGACAGCAGTCGCTTTAGAGTAGCAACATTACAATGGTCTCCGTGTTGATGAGTTAAAAAAACATATTTAACTCGGTCAACCACTTCACACTCAACAAGTTTGCTGAACGGCACTCCGCAGTCAATCAAGACCTGACCGTCAAGAAAGACTGCGTTGCCCTTAGAGCCTGTGCTTATTATCTCTAAATCAATCATTTCATTCTGCAAGATCATCAATAGAGAACTGTTCTTCATCCGGTTCAGATGAAGATGAATTGTAAATTTCAGGTGTTTCAGCAGGAACTTCTGCATCAATCATAGTATCGGTGTCATAATCGGGAGTTCCGTCAGCATTGATAATATGATTATCAGCTTCATATGCTGTCTGCATTTCAACACTCATAATACCCCATTTGCTTATAAGCTGTCTGAGCATTGTCTTTTTTGCCATAGCATCAAAATCCTTTGCCCAAAAAGTGTAACTTGTACCCTTATTGACATCGCTTGCATATCCGGCTGAATACTTTAATGCGTGCTGTTTCATCTTATCCTTACTCCAGTAAAGAGCCTTTTCAAAGCCATTTACATAGCGAAAATAAGCGTAGTATCCGATAGTTTCGGCAGATTCACGCTCTGTTTCATCTTCAATCATTTTAATTGCTATTTCCTCGGTGAGTGGGTCCCAGTTAAGTAGTTCGCCCTCTTTTACTTCTACAACATTAAGTCTTTTATACTGACCACTACGAATAGCGAGCTGTATGTATCCACGATAGCCAAGAACAAATGTAGCTGTTGTACGCTTATTCTTTCTGTCCTTAAACGGGACCATATAATACTGACCGAGCTGTGGTGACGGAGGAAGTCCGAGAGAGTGACCGCAAAGAGCCGCCGAAAGAATTGTAGCTGCATCGCATTCTTCGAGTGCAGGATTTGTACTCACCACAGATGTGATAGCCGCCGTAAATTTCTGAATTTCCTTCGGGTCTTTCATTGAGTTTGAAAGACTTTTCTGAAAAGCCTGTGTCTGGAGCATTGACGAAAACTTCGGCTTTCTCTGCTGAATCTGATTGTTTTGATTATTATAATTACTCATAGCGTAATCCCCTTTCGTTGATTAACTGCTTAACAGTGAGTGCAAAATCTTTAAGCTGTGATTTTGTACCGTAAACCTTGAATGACAATGACAGAACTTTTTCATCTTGCTGTGGCTGTTCTGATATTTCTTCAACCGGAGGAGCAACTTCTTCAGGCACATTTGCAACAAACGGTTCATATTCGTCAAGAGTGTTGCTCACAGCCTGCTCGGCTTTTTCACGCTCTGCTCTTTCGGCTTCTGCCCTTGCTTTTTCTTCTTCAATAGCCTTGTACCTCTCGGTTACGGAAGTTATTGCAACCGATACATTCAAAGACCGCTTATACTCGTACAGGATTTCGTCCTTGTGCTCCTGCGTTGCGATAAGCTTTAAGTCATCCATAATCTTGTCAAGGTTAGATTTTATAGTTTCTTTAAGCTTTTTGAGAGATACGCTCATAGTAATGTTTAAACTAACTTGCTCATATGCCACAAAATCAATACCGAGTGATTTTGAATACTCATCAAAATAGCTTTTTGATTTTTCGTACTTTTCCTGTTTAAGACCCTGCTCAATGGCGTCAACCTTACCTTTAAGGGCGGAATCAGCTTTCTTATAAGGCAATAACACGCAATCTTTGTAAACTGTTTCAAAAGCCTCATAAGGTGTTATTATTTCCGATTTAACCGCTTTTCGGCGAGTTTCAAATTCCGCAAATTCCTTATTGAGCGATGAACGCAACTTCTTGATTTCCTTGTAGTTTTCGTCTGTACATATCATTTCGCAGGCAGTGTTTACCTTTTTCTCAATTTCAGATTTAACCAGCTTGAGATTCTCGATGATGACAGGAATCTGAGCTACCTGAATTAAATCGGTTGAATCAGGTTCTGCATCATTAACTGTTGACAGATTTTTTACTTCTTCCATATCAGCAGTTTCAAGCAAATTAACGGGTTCTGTAATTTTGGTCATTTTATGTTACCTCCTTAATCTATTGACCATTCTTCCTCGGTAATGCCGTGAAAAAGTTCGGCACATTCACGAGAACAGAAAATATCATCATTTGTATCTCTGAAATATGTATAATCATATCTGAGTTCTGCGTTGCACGCTCTGCAATGCCCCATTACCAGTACTTGCGGTGCGTTTGGGCACATCGGATTACACGGAGTGCTTCTGCATACTTCGCACATTTTAATATCTCCTAACTATTGATTTTTCGATTCAATATGATATAATGAGCTTGTTTAAATTTCTTTTTGTTTAATCCCGTGTTGCTGTTCCTAAGCAATGCGGGATTTCTCTTTGCCTGCAAGTTGCATTTCAAACAACGCCTTTGATACTCTTTCAGCTCTGAGTTCTTCCCTGATAAGCTGTTCAAGGTAATAATCCTCAAGGCGTTCACCGTTTGCATCACCAAATCGGCTGATAATAACCGCCAACTTGTTCTTAGCGTGTGCCTTAGCAATTTCAAACTCAGATTCAGTGCATATGTATCCGTTTGAGGATATAAAATCAGTGTAATTCAAAATATTTTCCCACCTTTATATTTGATAAACATTTTGCTAAGGTCCGCAAAATGTTCTTTTCATCAAACAACCTTGTAGTCGTTGGCATTTTCAACCCCCACACATTCAAAAACGATTGTTTCGGGGTCCGATGATTCGTAGGCTTTGAGCTTTCGGGCAAGTTCTGCGTTTTTCGCTCTTTCGGCAACATATAAGGCTGTCACTTTGTCAAGCTTTGCCTTTGTTTTTTCAAGACGTCTGTTCGCAATGTCACGCTCCTGCTCGGTGCTTGCAAGACTTTTTTGCGTGTATTTAAGCTGGTCTTTGCTGTCACGGTACTTTTTTCTAAGCGACCTTTTTGTTTCTAAATCTTTAAATGCCATTTTTAATGCTCCTTTATGTATTGTCTGATTTCTTCCTTATCAAATCGCCAAAGCTTTCCGATTTTGTGGGCAGGAAGAACGCCCCTTTGTGCAAGCCGTGTTGTGTAATCAACATTAAGTGCAAGCAACCGTGCCACATACGGCACATCAATTATCACCGGCACTTCATCCCAATTGATGATAGGTCTTTCTCTCGGCATATGTACACCTCCTATTTTTCGTTGGTAATTTTGTCTGAAACGATTTCGACTGTGTCAATAAGTTTAAGTTTTGCCATTTTCTAATCTGCTTTTCGATATTTTATTGCTTTACACGACCTTAAATGTTATGATTAACTATGAAAGGGGGTGCAAAGCGTGGCAATTGTATTGCAAATTTTACTTGTTGTATGGGTATTTAGATTGCTTACAAATGTTTTTAGACTATGTGCAACCAAGTTTTATTTCTATCTTTTCAAGAATAATTACAAACATCTAAACAGATGTTCAAGACCTGTTGGAGTTTTATTTAGCAAAGCCAACACTCAACAATATGTAGTTTGCACCGAAAGAAGATATTCGGTAAAAGAAATGTATCAAGATTACATTTCCAATTGTTTGACTGATAGGCATTCAAGCAATAAAATATCCAAAATTTTTAACAATACGATAGGCGTTTACAGCTACAGAATAAGACAAAACTTTTATCCTGTATTTTGGCTGACTGCTCCTGTAAATGCTTTAAACTCGGTTAATGTACATCCGAATACGATTTTATCGGTCCTCATTAACATTTTGTTTTGGGTTATTAACTTTTCCGCAGGATATTTCCTTGAAAAGTTTTTAGACAACAATCTTCCGACTAATCTGCTTTCAATTTTTGATAAGCTGATATAATAAAATTTCTTATACTCTGGCGTTCTTTTTTATTTCTGCAATTGTCAAGTCTGTTTACTTCATTGAACATTGCAGTATATAAAAGAGCGTCAATCTTTTTTTGACTTACTTCAACAAATACAGGTTTTTCCGTCTTTCTTCACCTCTTTTCAGCAAAGTCCGTTTAATAGGACTGTGATTGTGGTATTATTGATTGTGGGGGTGTTGGTTTAGTTATTAGCTTTATCACGCTTTAAGCGTAATTCGGAGCCAAAAAAAATAAAATCAATCGGGAAATCGTAAAGTTCACCGATTTTATGAACCATATCCCAGTCAGGAACATTAGCACCACTTTCGTAGTTTTGAAGAGTTCTTTCATTGATTTTAAGTCTTGAAGCGGCTTCTTTCTGCGAATATCCTGCATTTACTCTTGCCGCCGCAAGTGTGATTTTAGGATAATTAACTTTAGTTTTGAGCATTTCGTCACCTCCTTACAGCTCTAATAATATCACGCTAAAAGCGTAATGTCAAGCTAAAAACGAAATATTTTTAAAAATATCTTGATTTTTTTACGCTTTTAGTGTATGATTTAGATAAATAAAAGGTAGGTGTTCAATATGACAGATAACAGTGAAATGAACAAAAAGATATTCGCTAAAAATTTCAATTATTATCTTGCCATAAATAATAAAACTCAGGCTGATATTGTTTCAGACTTAAAAATCACAGCCTCAACAGTTTCAGACTGGGCAAATGCAAAGAAGTATCCACGAGTAGATAAAATGCAAATGCTTGCAGATTATTTCGGAATACTTAAATCGGATCTGACGGAAGAACACGCAACATCAAAACTTACTGATGATATAGAACTTCAGGAATACCTTGAAGAACTTAAAAACAGAAGTGAAATGCGTATGCTGTTCAGCCTTGCAAAAGGTGCTACAAAAGAAGATGTTGAAAAAGCTGTTCGTATCATTGAGGCATTGCAAAAGGATGAATGATTATTGGGCGATATTTATATTAGAGGAATCGAACTGCCGCTGACTGTAAAAGGTGTTACTGTTGTGGATTCAGACGGTAATTTCAATGTTTACATAAATATTTTATTAAGTCATGCTGTTCAGCAAAAAGCAACAAAACACGAATTGAAACATATTAAATCAGGACACTTTTATGATTATGAGCCTGTTGTTTATAACGAACTTGAGGCTAATGCGATATGAATTAGGGTGATTGTAATGGGTAAGGAACAAAACACTTTAGCATATACACTAAAGCGCTGTAAGAAATACAATAACGACACCTTTCAGATGTTTGCAAAAGGCTGCAATTACTGTTCAAAATACGGTAACGGCAAAATTTATTCAATAAGCGGTACATCCGATAAATACCCTTCTATGATGACTATTCCCGAGGATCTTGTCATTGGCAGATGTCCTCATTGTGACAGAGCTATCTCGTTTGGTGTGCATTTTCCGGAGCTTGAAGATTTAGATAAACCGCTTTCTAATAGTGAAGTCAAACAACTTGAAAGGCAGAGAGGTAAAACTATGGCAAACAATTCACTTATAACATTAAACTGTCCGAATTGCGGCAGTCAGCTTGAAGTTAATTCTACAGAGATGAAAACCAACTGCAAATATTGCGGCACTCAAATTCTTATTAAGGATTTCATTACCGAACGCAGAATTGATAAAAATGACAAAATAAAGGCACTTGAAGATTTGGTAAACAATGCGGTAAATAACGGCGATTATGCAAAGGCATATAAGTACAGCGAAGATATTTGCAAGCTCGATTCATCAAATGAAAACCTTGTCAAGATGAACCTTTTCGGCTTTATGGCAGGCAAGATTGATTTTAACAGTTCATTGCTCGATGATTTGTACTCGTTTTCTCCCGATGAACACAGAAGCTACCTCAGCAGGATTTTAGGTGCAGTCAACACCCGTAAGCAAAACGAGCTTGACAAGGCTCTCAAAATTGCCAATGAGCAGAGAAGAAGAACCGAGGCGGCTCAGATTAACAACAAATATACCCCTGTTATTTTTCAGATAAATACCGAGATAAACAAGATGAAGCAAAAGCGTTGCAAGTGCGGTCATATGCTTGAATACAACGAAAATGTTTGTCCGAGCTGCGGTATGAATTACGGTGACTATCAAACCGAACTCACCCGTATTAAAAAGGAAAAAAACAAAAAAATGGTAAAATTGGGCATAATCATCGGCGTGCCTGTTGTAATTGCCATAGTCGTTTTTGCATTTGTTTACAACGCAAATCTTGTGAACAATATAAATACCGCAATTGACAGCAAGAATTATTCAAAAGCTGAACAGCTGATTGACGGCTATCAGGAGGCTAACCCTACACGAACAGATGTTTATGAACTCTACGCAGACCTCTATCTTGCAGAAAACAACCCCGAAAAAGCCATTAAAAAGCTTGAAGAAGGAGTCCGCCGTGTTTCCTCATCAGGCAAAAAAGATTTGCAAAATAAAATTGACGCAATCAAACAGGAATATAATTTGGAATAATCCCATGTCAACACATTGCCACAGCCCCATACACCGACAGCCATGGTCTGCCGATTAAATAGAATAAATAAAAAAGACCGCCCACAGCTGGCACTATGAGCGGTCAAAAAAAGGTATGCGAGAAGTCTGCACTCCTCTTAATTATTCTACATTTTATTACATTGTTCAAATCCTCGGTCTTGTAAAAGAAGTCAGTAAATCGTTACAGTGAGAAAAGCTGTTTTACTGTAACAGTTAAATTTGTAAAAATATATTGATTTTGTGAATTTATCGGTGTATAATTATATTCAATTCGTAAAAACAGCCTATTTTTACGAATTGCTTTTCTGATATATGCGTATAATTGTTAAATTACGGCATATAATACTTATTGGAGAGGTGATACATTTGGGGTATAAATCTTTAGATAAGCTGTTTTATTCTGACAAAGAAAATTATGAAAAAATTTACAACGAAAGGTATAAAAGCGAATACGCAGTACACTTAGATTTTCTGATACACGATAACCCTGCTTTTTTTGTGATGATACCCGAATTTATTACGAAAATTCGTGACATTTATAAAACCGATAAGCAAATCAAAGCTTTAAGGGATTCATTACCCGAAAAAGCAATTGACCATTTCGCTATCAGATGTTTGGTTGATGAAATTGTAAAGACAAATGATATTGAAGGTGTTTACAGCTCAAGAAGAGAAATTAACAGTGTCTTGTCAGAACTGGAAACAAAGAGCCACGGGAAGCGTTTTATGGGGCTTGTGCAAAAATATCTTATGTTGCAAAAAAATGAAACTATGTCCTTTGACACCTGCGAAGATATCCGCAACCTGTACAATGATTTAGTATATTTTGAAATCGAAGAAGATAACCCGTCTGATTTGCCTGACGGTAAAATCTTCAGAAAAGATTCAACAAGCGTCCTCAGTGCAACGCAAAAAGAACTTCACAGAGGAGTTAATCCCGAAGGAAAAATTATAGAGTGTATGAATAAAGCGTTGGCAATACTTAATGACAAAAGCATTGAGTGTGTTTTCAGAATATCAATTTTTCATTACCTCTTTGGTTACATTCATCCTTTCTATGACGGCAACGGAAGAACATCCCGTTTCATCAGCAGTTACTTGTTGTCAAAAGAATTTGAATCAATTATCGGTTACAGAATGTCTTATTCTATTAAAGAGAACATAAACGATTACTACAAGGCATTCAAGGTGTGTAATGACCCGAAAAACAAGGGAGATTTAACTCCTTTTATAATTATGTTTACCGATATTATTGATGATTCGTTGCACAAGTTGGTGTACGCTTTGGAGAAAAGATTAGAGCAACTGACACATTACGGAAAGTGCATTATCTTTCTGCCTAAAGGCGCCGACGAAAAATATAGTGATCTGTATTTTTTGCTTATTCAGGCAAGTTTGTTTTCCGAAAGCGGAATAAGCACAAAGGAACTAATGGATGTTATGAAATTAAGCAGAAGTACAGTTACAAACAGGTTAAACACCCTGTCCGATTACAGTTTAATAATCAAAAAAACTTTAGGCAATATCCGTTGCTACAGTCTCGACATAGATAAAATAGATACAATAATGGAAGAGATAAATAAATAAAAAAACCGCCCTGACCTGTTGGCGCAAGTCGGAGCGGAAACCACCACACAGGGTGCAGTGATACTACTAAAAGCAATAATATTGTATCACACTCCCCTGAATTTTTCAAGTTTTGAATATCAGGGGATTTTTGCACCCTTTTTTAAACAAAAGGAGTGTATTATATTATGGCAAAAGCAAAACTTAAAAAGCGTGCAGACGGACGGTATCAGAAGTCTGTGTATCTCGGCAAAGACGAGGACGGCAAACGCAAATATAAAACCGTCAACGGCTATTCTGTTAAGGAAGTTGAAGAAAAAGCACAGCTTATCAAGTTACAAATCGGCAAGGGTATGGATGTGCTAAACGCAGGAATGAAATGGAGCAAACTCGTTAGCTTGTGGCTTGCCTACAAAAAATCCATACTTTCCGAGGGGCAGTACAAAACTTATTCAATTTATCTGAGCCACTTCTCTGCCCTGAATGACCGACCGATTAACAAACTTGTCAAATCCGACTTTCAGCAAATAATTCTTGACGAATACGCTTGCAATTCACACACAGGCAAGCCGACCGCAAAAAAGACTTTGCGTGATTGGCGTGGTGCAGTAAGGCAGGTGTTCAATTATGCCATAGAAAACCGTGTAATCGAATTTTCACCTGCACAATACATAGAGATACCCCGTGACGCAAAAACCTCAGAACGGCGAGCATTGACTGCACAAGAACAGCTGTGGGTTGTATCCACCAAACACCGTGCACAATTGCCAGCTATGATAATGATGTTTGCAGGCTTGCGTCTGGGCGAATGCCTCGGCTTGCAATGGCGAGATATAAACCTAACCGAACGAACAATAGATGTTCATCAGAAACTTGTGACCAAAGGTAAGGCGCATATTGAGCAAGGAGCAAAAACTATTTCGGGAGTGCGTACTGTTACAGATGTGCCAAAAATACTTATTGATTTTTTAAAGAAACAGCCTGAACATAAACCCGATGATTTTGTTGTGACTTCCACAAAAGGTACTCTGATGAGTGATACAGCGTGGCGGCGATTATGGAACAGCTATATGGCAGACCTTAATATTAAGTACGGCAATTTTTCGGACTATGAAAGACAGCCTAAAAGTAAGTACGATCCTAAAGGAGTGCCGTTTGTAATCGATAGGTTTACAGCTCATTCACTCCGCCACACCTGTGCCACCAATTTGTTATATACAGGTCACGAACTCCACTATGTGCAAAAACAAATGGGACACGCTAAGCCGTCAACTACGCTTGACATTTATACACATTATGTCGAATCACTACCGAAACGCAAATCAAATAAAATAATCAGTATTGACGCGTTGATTAAGGAGTTTAAACCTACCCAAAAGCAAGCATAAGCACTATAAAATTGCGTGCATTGCAGTAATTTCAGAAAATCCTGATAAATACTAAGGTTTTCAGTGCTTTGTTGGTTTACTCCTAAGCGAAAGGTCGGGGGTTCGAATCCCTTTTGGCACGCCAAAAACTCCGCCGGAAAACCCAGCAAAAAGGCAGGCTCACATAAGGATACTTTCAAAAAGTGACCGATTGAGAGCAGCACAACGCCACAGAGTTTTAAAACT